AATTACTATTAAAACGACCTTCAATATCTTTCCTTTCATCTGCGAATGACATTACTTGTACCTCGCACTAATCTCACTCATAGTTATAGCAACCATACCTGCAGGGGCTTGTTCACTTGAACCATTCTCTAAAGCGTAAATATACGGCAATGAGTTCGTAATATAAATATCTTTCAGCCCATCACCTTTATTTAAAACAACAGGTGAAGCCTTTGTTTTGTCTGAGGTAGTTGTGTCAGGAGAACCAACCATTACATTCCAATTAGCCTTAGCCCTACCTGTATCAACAGGCGTTTTTTCGGTCACTGCTCCATAAGCATCAAACGCTATCGTACGGACAACTGTGTCAACCTCTAAACCTGCCGTCTTAGCAAATCGTTTAATGTCCATATCGAAAGTCGCTGTACTCATCCTACCCTCGTCAATATCAAAGTATAAGAAGCGTTAGCAGGGTCAGAAGAAATATTGTTTATAGCATAGGTTTCTGAACCCCTTGTAATCGTATCGTTTGTATCAGGCGAAACGGATAAATCATCACTAGCAAACAAGGCAGATAAGTCGCCTGTGAAATCTTTTGAATTATCATTAGAATCTGTAGCGCCACCTAAGTAACTGATAACTGCTTTAAGGCTGTGGGTTACTGTGGTATGAGCAACTGCGCCTGTAGCAACAGTATATACACCATCAGTCCTAGAATTATAAGTAATCGTTTCAGCCAAATCACCAACAGTCTTTAATGCTGACTTAACCGACTTACCTATGGCAGTCTTTAATCCCATGTTACGCTCTCACCACCGATACTGTGCCAAACTTAGCCCTAGCGTGTATCTCACCCCAACCTCTAAGCATTTCTTGCACAATTGATGGCAATACACCTGCTGTATCATTCTTGTCGAAGTTAAGTGATATTCCACCAACCGACAAACTAGATAAACCTTTACCATCAGCATCACCCGTTGAGTCGTCTGAGATTAAGTTTCTAGCAAACTCAGCAGTAGCATTTTTAATCTGAACAGGTACTATATCTGAGGCAATTATATAACCATCATAAAACACATTGACTCTGCCCCATGCTAAAACCTGAGTGCTTGTACTTCTTATGCCATCCCATTCTATCTTTTCATCAAGAATACGAGTAGCCATTTTGAGTGCTTTTTCTTTTGTGTCTGTTGTAGCACTTGTCCAATCAGACGAATATAAGTGATTGGCATGGTACGCATCAGCATCTATAACTGTTACATAACTATCTGAATCTGCACCACTAACTGTCGCATCTAAAGCCATAATCAATCCTTATTAAATTTGTACCTCTTGGCTGTTCACATTGACCAAGAGGATTTTTTATCTTACAGTGGTTCTAGTTCTTAATACCGTTAAGCATAGCAAGACCCTTTTCAGAGAAGTTAGCTAAACCGTTGTAGAACTTAACACGAGTGATAGTTTCATCTTTAGTTTCTGATGTACCAACATTCTCGATTTGAATACCTGCGTTACCTGAAGCCGTTAGACCTGCGATACCGTGTGACATAGAACCATCATCAACTGTACCCATAATAATCGAAGTACAAGCAGTTGAAGTACCACGAGTCTGACCAATCGGAATGTAGTCGTTACGGAAGATTGGGATACCACGATAAGTCGGTACATTTACGCCTGAAGGCAAAGTAATTACTTCACCAATACCTGCGCCACCTAATGCTCTAAGCAATGCGTAGTATGAACGAATAGTACGAGCGTTCATCAACATATAATCAACCTGACCATCTTTATCAGTTACCATATCAATAGTTTCATCAAGCAAATCGTAAGATAAATCAGAACCATTAGTTGCGCCTGTCTTAGTCTGTGCAGAAGTTGCTAATGACAATAGACCTGTGATTTCATCATTTGTGCCTGTACCGTTAATCATTTTATCTTGGTAAGCACGACCAATAGATTTCGCCTTAGAAGCAACCTGCATTGCTTTTTGGTCATTAATGTTTGAACGTGTCGCTTGGATTAAGCCATTAACTTCAGCATCACCAACTAGCGTTGTTAGGCTAGAAGTAATCTGCGTAAATGTTGATGCGCCTTTACCGCCTGAAATTGCATCGCCTTGACCTGTCCACTCAACTGCACCTAAAGCGTTTTCACGATTGTATGCTAGTGAGTTACCGTCAATTGCTTGGAAAGGTAAGATGTCATAAAAGGGATTAACTGTAATGATGTTTTCGATAACACCTGCTACAAGCATATCCTGTGATAGTTTGGCTGATTCGCCTAAAGTTACTGATGCCATAAATGCACTCCTATAAAGCCCCAAAAAGGTGGAGCAGATAAAATAAAATAATCTACTACTATATCACCACGGGTTCAATGTAGGGTTCACGCCATACTATGACGAGTTACCGCGAGTTTAACACAACTAATCGGGTACATTGGTGGAATGTTGGTGTTTTTTACTCCATCAATTATCGGGGATTCGGGGATTTATCGGGGATTCGGGGATTTGTTACCTCTACATATACTACTACTAAAGGATTTCTATCGGGGATTTACAGGGGATTACAGACAAAAAAACCCCCGTTGAGTACGAGGGCTAAAAATCTAACTTGAGGAGAGAGGTTTTTAATTCACCACATAAGGGGTTATGGGTTATCTTTGGTTTTTAAAACCGAATTGAAGTTTCTCTAATGCTGATAAATCTCTTGAGCCTTCGCCAACAAAATTCTTACCGTGTTCTGAACCTGCACCTGTTGAGGCTTTAAATAAATGCGGTGCTACATCTTGTTGACCGTCTACCCATTCTTGAACTGTCATTGGGTTGGTTGAGCCTTTGCCATAAATGACGTTTCCATCTTTATCATAGGGAACGGCTTTACCGTCTTTCAAACTGAATACCGCTTTAGAACGAAGTAATATATCGTCAATAGCAGTATCAACAACGCCTGTCTTAATAGCACTATTTCTTACTGCACTATCAACAACCAAACCCTCAAGTTGACTGTTCAGTGTTTTGTTCGAGTTCTGTAATTTCTCAAGGTCTGAATTATGACCTTGGCGCATGGTTAATGTACGCTCTTCTAATAATTCTTCAATCTTGCCTTCGCTGATTAACTTCTTATCTTGTAAATCTCTTTGCTTTTGCACCATGTCTTTATATGAATCAACATCAATACCATCGAATTTAGAATTCAATGACTCCATGTCTTTCATTAACTGAACATTGTTAGAACGAAAGCCGTCTAACTTTGCTTTCATTGACTGATATTCATCTTCTGAATATGTCTTATTTTCTTCTTGGCTCTCTTCACTCATTTTATTCTCCGAATAATTAAACTGTCACTGACGGTTTGTATTTTACATAAACAGCGTTAAATTGAAAGTTTATTTTTCAACTGTTCTAAAGTTAGAGGTTGTCCACTTCCGCTGACCATATCTGTGAACCCTAATTTCTTTTCTTTCCATAGTTTATGCTTTTCTACACCTAGAACTTCTTTTTGAAACTTAACAGGTTTTTCCTTTAGCCAACTTTCATAACTCTTCTTGTCACTAACCTGACCATCCATTGATGCTCTTGTGCTTGTTGGTATTTCTTTAAATTTACCTTTAGCGCCAAGTTCCTTCCAACTTCTAGTTATTCCTATAGTTGTAGAACGGCAATTCCAATGAGCAGTAGAACCAACAAACGCGATATTATGTCCAATAGGTTCTCTACTTGGGTTTTTCCACCTTAAGCCATCTAATGCCATACAAGTCGAAGAAGTACGAGAATCCAACGTAGACTGCCATACTATTTCTTTAATAATATCGTCATTATCAGCATAAGTTTGAAGTCTTGCCTCATTAGCAACAGTTTGTATTGACGTTCTAACAAGAGCCTCAGCACTTCTATAATTTCCATTTAGCACACTGTCTTTATACTTTAATGACTTTGTACCTCGCAATGAACGGACAATACTATCTGTCGTATCACCTCTTAACATTCCCTGTCTAACAGTATCAGTAAACTTATTTGTAAATGCCTGACTTCTACGCGCCCACCATTCTTTAGATGGCGCACCCTCTATAAGAGTGTTTTTAGCAATTGAAGCCAAAGCAGTCTTACTTATAGCCGTACTTACTAATTCAACTTTAACTGCTGTATTAAGTGCTTTAACTGTTTGAGCCTCAGCAATACCTGCCACAGCAACCAACTCATCTGCATGAGATAACTTCACTTGTTTATAGGCACTCTTAATCGTTTCTTCAGTCTGTTTAAGCAAAGTCTTCAACCGTTTCTGCTTAAACTTGGTCATTGGCTTACCGTTCAATATGTTTGCTTTTTCTAAATCTTGGATAAGTGTTTTTGCAAGAGCCTTCAATTGCTTAACAGCATCTCTCTTCATCTGTATCTCAAGACTATTTAAATCAAGCGAGTGACCTATGATTTCATCATTGACAATTTCATTAACGGTTTTAGGCATCTAAGTCGGCATCTAAATTGGCATCTAAGTCAATTCTACCTTTCTCATCTTCAACAGATACATCAGGTGGTAATATCTCACCGCGCTTCATGTTCCACAGTAATGTTTCATGGCTAACTGCACCTGACTGCCAAGCACCCATTAGTGCTGACATATCACTTGAGTTCATCTTAGTTTCAACAAAGTCTGTATTTAACTGAACCGAAATATCACCTTGAATACCTTCCCACTCTGCCATAACTTGAAGTGCTGAAGTAATCGCTCTCTCTACCGTTTTAACTGAACTCACTAAAGTAGATGCCTCAGCGTTTTGTCTTAGTCTTACTGTTTCACTAGCCTCTACACCTGACTTTTGAGATTGTAATAACTGAGCGCCTAAACTTGCCATCATAGAACGCTTCTCTTCCATCGCTTTCTCGAGTGCCTGTAATCCCTGACCACTAAATTCTAAGAAACCTGCGGTACTTGATGTATCAGGCAGAATCCATGCTGTACCTGCACCAATCTTTAATTCAACATCGGCATCAATACCTGTAACGTAAGGTGTCGGTAATGCAGTGAAATGTCGTCCATGTTCTAAATCTGCAGACGTTCTGTATAAAGATAAACCAATATCCGCTAACGCTAAAAGAGTTGGTGTAACAGGCTCTAAGTTAGAACCATCACCACTAACAGCGACAAAAGGTAAGCCTTCCATAGCATCGCCTTTGACTGTTGGGTAAATCTCATTAACAACCATCCAACCTTTAATATCTCTCCAAATACGAACAACATATTTGCCATCTTCGTCTTTTGTCAATTCTCTGTACTGAATTGCGTAAGATGAATCGTAAGGGTCTTTAGGGTCTGACTGTCTATACGTTTCTTGTAGCACAATTGTATCATGCAACCAATTCGTTATCTGTTCTGTCTTATAGCCGACTAAATATGGTCGGTCTTCACTTCTATCAACAAGCACACCTTGTCTGCCCATTAACAATTGCTCTGTCAGCATATAAGATACAAAATCATCAAATGATATTCCTGTGCCTGTGATGTCTTCTAACCACTCTTGTACTTTATCAGGCGCTTCAACAATTGGCTCAATACGCATAACCGCACCTACAAGTCCACTAACTGTTCTCTCGATACCGTTGTAATAGACTGCTCTTAATTTGTACGATTCGTATTGGTCATTCGATGTACCGCTCAACTTAGGTAGATAATCTTCACCTTTTGCTTTTACTGCATCGTTACCTTCATGTGAATCACGGATTCGTGACCATTGCATTACTGTATTTGTGTAGTACGGGTGTTTGCTTTCAATTCCCATCTTATGCTCCTATAACATTTGCCAATCTTGGCTTACCTCGTTGTTTAATCATAGGCTGTAAGGCATAGCGTAACGCATCGATATAGTGATTATGAGCATCTACAATCTGAGGGAGTATATCCCCCGTCACTCTGTCCACCTTATAACTATATCTTGTAAACTCACTTGCTGTTTCGGTACACCTTGTATGAATAAACACCTTTCTAAAACTTCGAATGAATTCAACACCGTCTTCAACACTCCCTGACCACTTATAGACAGATTCCATCTTATAACCTTGCCGTCTAATAAAGCTAATAGACTCAGGTCTAGCCGAGTCCGCTCTTATTGTATATGATTTCGCGTTGGGTATGGTATCAATTAATCTGTAGGTATTGTCCAATTCAACTTGTCTTCCACCTGCTTCATAGTCTATGTATAAGCAATTATCATTAACGCAACACCTGAGTATTACTGTTGGGTCTTGTGAGAATCCCCAATCTAATCCATAATAAAACACAGCATCTGAAGGAACTTTAAAGTCCTGTACTACGAACTTATCACGGAATATCTGCGATTGTGAAAACGTCTGACAGTCGCCTTCCCAAATGTGCATATACTCTACATAGTTCACTTCTTTAAGATATTCTAACTCTGCCCTTAGTTCATCACTGAAGTAAGGATTCTCATTAAAATTGACCTTTCTAACAAGCGCATCAGTTCTATCGGCTTTTACAAACTTGGTATATGTTGGGTCTGTTTCTAAACTAGGATTAAAACTAATCCATATCTCCGAGCCTTTCTTACGAATAGTGGGAATCAGAACATCCCATGACTCGTTGCTCACTTTTTGTGCCTCTTCAATCCAACAGATGTCGATACCTTCAAGTGACTTAATCTGCATCGGGTCATGTCTAATACCGTGAAAGATAATCTCTGTACCGTTAAGCCCAACAATACTATCTCTCGTAACTCGATAGAAACACTCAAGACCTAATATCTCAATACAGTTCACTAGCAATTTATGTACTGACTCACGCATTGAAGATTGAATCTCTCTAGCGCATAAAACCCTTGTTCTTTTCTTTGAACCGATTATCAATAAACATAATGCAAAACTCCACGACTTACCTGCCCCTCTTCCTCCGTAGTAAACCTTGTATCTTTTTGGCTTGAATAACGGCTGAAACGGTTTGGGTATCTGTATCTTTTTATTCAATGAACTCTACAGTCAAACTCATGTCGCCATCAATATCCATGTCAACTTCTTGCCTCTCAACGTAACCTCTATCCTTACCTTTGGTCTTTAGAAAGAAAATCATACAAGTGGTATCACCATCGTGAATCTTTGAAAGTAACTTACTCTCTACGTTATCAATGATTGCCTCTTCAGCATCTTTTAAATCTTGTTTAAATCCTGAATCTTCTTTTCTCATTCGATAGAAAGTCTGTCTTGATATATTCAAAGCACTACAAGTGGCTGACACATTGCAACCTTTTTTCATGTACGCTTCAACTGTCTTTTTTCTTGAAAATTTCACCTATTCTCCTTTTTTGTCTAATTCTGTCACATTTGTCATCATGCCAATCTTAGCCAAATCTAAAATCTTACTAAATGCTATTGACGAACTTTTAATATCATATTCTGTTTTAACCACTGATAGCGCATCAATGAACTTGTCTTCGGTTTTCTTACCGTCTGCTAGAATCACTAAATCAGATGTTCTATTTTCCTCTTTAACAATATCTAACAATTCATCTAAAAGTTCCATATCTTTCCTATACAGAACCAATCCTACTCGATAATGCTCAGAAACGGAAATAATTGACCCTGAAAACATATCATCTACATCAAGCGTATCTACGTTTATATGAGCAAAACTTTTATAATCTATATCGTTAATCTCTGCAAACAACCGCTTTAAAATTCCTTTGTCGTCTTCACCATGTAATGAATTGTGACTTAACTGAACAGCGATAATCTCGTCTTTCGTTAAATCCTTTTCATCAGCATACAAAATGTTTAACTTACTGTAGCCTAATTTAACACAAGCCCTGTATCTGTGGTTTCCGCTTATTATTACATACTTGCCATCTGCTCTCTTATAACAAGCAATCATAGAAGATAATCCACTCTTACTGATATTCAGACACAGTTTATCGAAATCACGCTTACCCATGTGATTAGCATTAACTTCTGTCTTTTCTATCTCAGCAACATCGACTTCTTTTACTTTCCATTTATTATTCATTCGCTATACCTTATCCATATTTTCTAATAAACTCTGCTTTCACCTTGTCACAATCCTTAAAGATACCTATATCCTTGGTCGAATAAATCAAGCCCTTCTCATCACGACCACCTTTTTTATA